CTTCAGCGTGTCGTCGGTGTTCGCCGGGAATCCCCAGCTCAGCTCGATACCGAATAACACATTATCGGAAGCGATGAAGCCGACCGGTTTCGGCGGATTGCCCACTTTACCCGTCAGCGTTTTCTCTTCCGAATAGCCCCACCCGGAAGAAATTTCTGCGGCATTGATGGCGCGTACTCGTACCAGATAGCGCCCGGCATAAATCCCAGGAACGTCGAATGACGTTGTGGAACTGCGCGGCACGTTAACCCAGTTCCCGTCATTGCGGCGCCATTGCGCTTCATAGGCGATAGCATTCTGCGCCTGGTCCCAACTCACGCGCATGGTTTCGACGCTGATATTCTGCTGCACCACCGAAAACGAACTGATTACGATGTTTTCTGGCGGTGACTGATTACCCGGCGGGATCACGCTCACCGGCCGATGGTCAATGATGGCCCCGGTATCGATTCGGGCATATTTATCCGGATCGTGCCATGCACCGGTAATGGTGAAAGTACCATCATCGTTATCAGCGACGCTCACAACACGATACTGCTGCGCGTAGAGTTCGTTTGATTCAACCACCCAGACAGCTTCGGCCTGAGGCGTCTCACTGTACGCAGTGGTGACTGTGACCGAATCTCCGTTAACCGCCTGAATGGTCCTGCTCTGTGACGCTCCGGAGGGAAGGTTGAGGATAAGGCGATCACCTGCTGCTGCATCAGCTACACGGTCAAGTTTGATAATGCGACCGTTAACGGCGCTGATGCGGCCGCCCATAACCTTTCCGGAAAGCAGCTCGTCTGCCACAGCGATAATATAGCCAGGCTGGGGTATGTTTCCGTCCAGCCCGACATCAAACGATACAACGCGATCCTTGTTGTTGGTGAGAATACCCCAGCGCCCCTTTCGGTTCGCTTCTGACTGCCTGGTACAACCGATGGCTGTCATTTCCAGCTGATTGAAGCCGTACCGCGCCACCAGCGCCTGCTCGAATACAGGTTCCATCGCGTCAGCGTAGGCGTTACCGGGATCGGACCATGAAACCAGCGCTGTAGTGTAGCGGGTTTTCGTGGTGCTGCTTGAATAGGTGAAGCGACCGCCAACAACGTTAGCGCGCGTGTAGCTGTAATCCACATCGCGCGGCATGTCTGCCAGGGCAACAATCTGATCGCCGCCCCAGTAGGTCATGCCACGGAAAATAGCAGCAAAATCACGCAGGACTGTGTAAGCATCATTCCGGTCCTGAATGTACACATTGCAGATATACCGTGGTTCGGTTCCATTACCTCCTTTACCGTCTGGTACCATTTGATCGCAATACTGGGCGACCTGATAAAGTGTCCACTTATCGATGTTTGCGGCAGTCAAACGGTGACCGAGGCCGAACCGTTCAGAAACAACCAGATCGTAAAAAATCCACGCAGGGTTATCTGTCCATGCCCACTTAAACGTCCCCGTCCAGGTACCGCTGTAGGTTCGGGTTTCTGGATCGTAGGTATCCGGCACACGGATAACGCGTCCGCGCGGTTCGCATGAAATCTGAGGAATAGAGCCATTGAACTGGCTTGAGTCGAATTCGATGTACAGCAGCGCGGTGTTCGGATAGCGCAGCTTGGCGTCAATCACCTCGGTAAAGCTCTGCAGCG